TTGTATGAATGAGTAAGAAAAATTCAAATAAAGACTTCGGACTCAATGATAAGCAGGAAAAATTCTGCCGTGAATACGTAATTGATTTTAATGCTACTCAGGCGGCAAAAAGGGCTGGATATTCAAACAAAACAGCAGGGCAGCAGGGCGAGGCCTTATTGAAAAAACTTGAAATTCAGCGTTATATTGACTCATTAAAGGCAAAGCAGAACGAAGAGCTTGAAATCACAGCTGCCGAGATCACGCGCAACCTGAAAACGATTGCCGATAGATGTATGCAGGCAGAGCCGGTAATTGGAAAGGACGGAAAGCCAACAGGAGAATACAGATTCGATGCTGCCGCTGCAATCAGAGCGCATGAACTACTTGGAAAAAGGGTAGGGTACTTTGAAAAGGACAACAACCAAAAGCGGCCAATGATTCCCGCTTGGCTATCAGATACTCCAGAAAAATGAATAAGCCGTTAATGCTTACTTAGAGTGTTTACCCTTTGCCATATAGTCGCGGTTTGGTGATTGAATACTTGGGAGTAAGGCGGCTATTAAAAACGGATCAGATAATTTTGTGTATCGTTTGGTATGAGTCTTGTAACATTGAATCACAGGTGAATTATATTCTAACAGAAATAGAAACAAGTCTTTCAAAACTAAATTAAAAATGTATGCTATGAAAACAATCTACTTTATTCTTGCGCTCTTTGCGCTAACATCCTGCCGAAAGGAAGATCCTGTTGTAAACTCAACACCAACGCTCGTCGTTACTGTGATTGGAGATGCTGGATCAACGTACTCTTTTAAAATCTGGAAAACATGGGAGCCGTCTTCAATGGACACATTTCGGGCAGCAGACATAGTTTATTCCGGTCCACTCACATCAAACAAGGCCATTTACAACATACCGATGAATAGCAGGTATTATTACGCTGTTGGGTATCGGATTGAACATCCTTATCAGGACAGTATTTATTACAGCCAGTCAAGCGGTCAGGGATATTACTATTTTCTTCACGACCATAACCTGAGCTTTGTGAATACACACTACACGGCGGGGCTTGGAATACCGGCATTGAATTATTAAAGTGGAGGTGATAAGGCTTGCAGTTTAATCCTAACTACTCATTTCTTTATCACAACTTCAAAGTAAAAGGAAATAGAATCTTTGTGCTTCAGGGTGGATCACGGTCTGGAAAGACCTACTCCACCCTTCAGTATTTAATAAGGATCTGTTATGAAAATAAAGGTTCAGGTATTGTCATTAGTATAGTAAGGAATACATTCCCATCGCTTCGTGCCACTGTGATGCGTGATTTTTTCGACATCCTTCTAAGCATGGGAGCTTACACAGAGGCCAATCATGATAAGTCAGAACACACTTACAATCTTTGGGGAAACCTTGTTGAATTCTTTTCTGTTGATGACGAACAAAAGATAAGGGGTAGAAAGCGTGACATTCTTTTCATGAATGAGGCCAACGAGATCAGCCGCGAAAAGTATGTTCAGTTGATGCTGCGAACAACCGGCAAGGTCATCATGGATTACAACCCGTCGATGATGGATAGCTATATCTATGATGAGGTGTTGACAAGGCCCGACTGTTTACTCAAAGTAACCACATACAAAGACAACCCACACCTTTCAAAAGGGATAGTCTTTGAGATTGAGCGAATGGAGCTTGTAGACCCTGACGGCTGGAAGATTTTTGGACTTGGACAGCGCGGTCAGATTGCAGGGCTTATTTTTCCATCTATCACAGAGGTAGACCTATTCCCCGACATTCCCTTCGGCTTCGGCATGGACTTCGGATTTTCTTCAGACCCTACCACGCTGATTAAGGTAGGAATAAGAAACGATGAGTTATTTATTGACGAGTATCTATGGCGGTCGGGATTAACCACACCTGAAATCAATACAATGCTCAAGACGCTACTTGTTGGAAGAAGTGAGATAGTGGCAGATTCGGCAGAGCCGCGCTTAATAGAGGAGCTAAAACGCATGGGATGGAATATCTGGCCAAGCATCAAAGGTCAGGGCTCAATTAAGCAAGGCATTGATACGATCAAACGGTATCGGATAAATGTGACCAAGCGATCCGTGAATACGCTTAAAGAGTTTCGTAACTACAAATGGAAGCAGGATTCAAACGGAATTTTTTTAGATGAGCCAATAGACTACTGGAATCATGGCATTGACTCGATACGATACCGGATGAGTAGGGTCACATGGCAACAACCGAACAGGGCCGCGAGAGTAAATCTGTGATAAAAATATTTTACGACTTGTTGCAAATGTTATCTTTTTTCTTACCTTTTCACCGATTTTTAAAAACCTTAGATGTATGCTTATTTTCAAATCTCGCACGTTTAATAAGTTAAAAAAAGGTGAAAATATTACCTATTCAATAGGAAAGGAAGTTATTAAATTCCCTTCCGGTTGGCATGAGGTGACGGTCGGCCAGTTCTTGGCTTTACGAAAAAAAGGAAGCGATTTATCAGAGCTTGAAGTACTGAGCATATTATCCGGTAAGCCTCTTGAATTTTGGTTTAGTGCAGAATGCAGAGAAGAAGACCTTCAAAAGATTGAACATGCTTTATCATGGGCAAAGACTCCAATAGATACTAACTCATTACCACTACCTGAGTACATCAGTATCGGCTATGTAAAAATTAAGGCCGATACATTGAATGCAGCCATCAGAGGCGGAGAAAAGTTCAGAGTGCCGGACAACCTGAAAGAATATTCTTTCGGTCACAGGGAAATGTTCAATAAAAATGTGATGCCGATACTTGAAAGCACCGGCGACCTGGTTGAGGCTATACCCCAAGCGTTGGCAATCTATTTCTGTGCAGTAGTCACAGGAAGAAAGTTTGACGTAAAAGACTTGCCGGAAGTAGAAAAGGCTATACTGGAATGCAAGTTTGTAGAGGCGTTCCCTGTGGCCAATTTTTTTTTCAGCAAGTATCAGAGCTTAACAAGTTAGAGAATACACAGCTAAGGTCGGAGCCTGATAGCGATGAAGTAGAGGCAGGTATTGAAGACTTCAAAAAATTCGGAAGCCTTAACACCGCAGAAGCATTAAGCGGAGGAGATGTGTTTAAATGGGATGAGGTGTTCGACCTTGCATGGAGTAAGGTGTTTGCGAAGCAGTTAATGAATAAACAGAGGTCTGAATTTGAAAAGAGGCTAAATAAAATCAGGGAAAGGAATAGAAAGTGACAATCATTGACAGCATTAAATCTATCGTAGAGAATTTATACGCCAATACCGTAGATGATACGGATGGCTTTTTTAAATTCTTTGACGGTGAAAACTATGAACTGAATTACAATGACAACAGTTCATGGCCATGTGTTTACTTAGTTCATCCAATCACCTCAACAGATACTGAAAGTAATTTCGGTATATGGCAATCTACATTTCAATTTCAGCTTGCTATTCTTTATAAATCAAAGCTATCTGATAAGCAGGACGACAGGCAACCAAATGTTGACAAGGCATATTTAACAAAACTTGCCATCATTAAATCCATTGCTGCATTGTCAGGATTTGATGGATGGCAGATTGCGCCGCGCTCCGAAGAAATATACAACGCTTTTGATGTGAATGCAGATGGATTACTGACCACCCTTTCATTTAACATGAGGGCTAACCAATGCTAATTAGCAATGTAAAAGCAAGCGACAAGGATATAATTGATTCTTTTATTCGTGATGCGAAGGATGATTTGATTCAGGGGCAGATCACAAAGGGAATAAAAGCATCAGGAAAGTCTGCAAAGCTGCTAACTACCAGAGTGGAGTCGCAGGAGGGAATATTTACGCGGGGTATGCTTGTAGATGGCTCTGGGTATTTTCCTTATCAGGAGTTTGGCAGAGGCCCCGGCAAAGTACCTTACGGATTTTCAAAGATTATTTACGACTGGCTTCAGTATCAAAAATACGGACTGCATTATAATTCAGATGCACAGCGTTGGTTTATTGCTTATAGAATCTCTCAAAAGATTGCAAGGCAGGGGACGCTCACATACAGAACCAACAGAAGAACCAATCTTATCAGCGACGTATTGAAACAGCAACGACTCGACGCATTGAAGGAAGTGTTTGCAAGCAAAATGAAAACAGAATTATTAACTGATATAAGGGGGATATTCAAATGAGTTTGGAAAACTCCATAGTAACCTCACAAACACCAACGGGCGGATTTGACTCTGACCTGATTGCAGTACACAATACAACACAGATACCGGTAAGGCGTGCAGACGCTTATTTCGGATCCGCCTCTGATGATGGAAGCGGAAATTTAAAGTTAAATATAACAGCACTTCCTTTGTGGCTTGGTGCATTAACAACGGCAGATTATGTAGTAATTTATGGCCTTGACATTGCATCCACCCCAACAAAAGGAAGATTTCAGGTAATATCATTAACCGGTACTGACCTTGTATTGAATACCCCTTATGTATCTGATATTTATGGGACGATATGGTTTGAGTCACAGACCCCAAACTATTACCTAAGCGTTAAGAGTTCAAAGCCCGTCGGATTGTCCTATATTCCAATACTTGAAACACGCCATTATTTGAATTCCGACTACTCATGCAACATCGACATAAGACGGCACAAAGAAAAAGCCGTGCAGCTTATTGACAGCTACATACCAACAACAAACACCAACTTTCAGGATAGCAACATAAGCTCTCCAATGCGAATAGAAATATCAGAGGTGTGGGACGGAGTCTACCTAGACCCCGCCATAACCCTTGATAAAGTATTCGTAAACGCCTCTATGCAGAACGGCCACAAAGAGCGTGATAATATGGCCGAATACGTCAGCGTAAACGATGGAAGTTACCTCTGTAAGTTTGTTCATCCGGCAAATAAAGCAAGGTACTGGAAGGGTCTACCGTTTGATATAAATTTTTACATATCGTCTTATCTCAGTGGGGCCGACCTACTGAGAAAAGAATTTCTGAAAAATGAATACGGTCAGGCGATAGGAACAAACAGTATCAGCCTTGTAAATACAGACTATGAGAATAACAAGGTGAACAGAATTTCAGTAAACGGAAACACCACTGATTATTCTGATACTGTTAAGAGAATGAATATTCAGATCGTAAACGACTCAAATGGTGAAAATGTATCTGTTCTATACCCTATTGATGTGTGTACCTGTGATGTTAAAAATCCGATCTACTTAAAAGCACTATCATCGGTTGGTTGGGTGTATTTCTTATTTGACGGCTATCAGGTATTTTCTGACAACTCCCAAAGTTCGGGTGTGTTTTCACGCTTTAATCCGTATTTGAATAGTGAGATCGGTACGCTTACTCCGACTAAAAAAACGGTTCAGCCATCCATCTCTTTAGGTGCTGAGATGCTTGACGCAGAAGATATGACAATCATCCGTGAAATTATTGAAAGCCCCGCCGTATTCATGCTTGCCAATCCCACTACATGGAAAACTGAAGACCCTAAATGGATGGCGGTCAATGTAAAGAACGGTGACTACCAATGGTTGAATAACAAAGGCCCTCAAAATCGTATTGAGTTTAGTATTGAACTTTCTCAAAAAACAGGAGTGAGTTGGTGATGAACATTCTACTGTTAAATGATATTGAGGTAGATTTAATTCAGGAAGATTCGCCTCAATTTACACTTCAGGCCAATGACCTGTATTCTCTCGAAGACAGGCAGAGCAGCTATTCTACTAAGTTTAAAATTCCATTAACAGAGAAAAACAAATCTGCCGTTTACGGATCAGATGGTGTTCAGTCTGAAGGTACAGATGTTTACAAGAAAATTCCGTGTAAGTATATTCAGAATGGTGTTTTGGTAATATCCAATGGGTTTGCAGTATGTGGAACCGTCTCGGACGGAATAGAGGTTGAGATATTTTCAGGTGCTATCAACTTCTTTTCGTTGATAGACGGAGAATACATTTCAGATATTGATTTCTCTGACTTGAATCATTACTGGGATTTAGACCCGTCGAATACTCCAAATGTAATAGACTATCTGACTAAGAATGACGATCTATGTTATCCGGTTGTTGCTAATACGGAGAATACTACCTACATCGACAACACAGTAATTAACATCGGCCTTGAACAAATGCTTCCTGCTATACCTTTTTGGAAAATCATTGAAAGGATGGTAGAGGAAAAAGGCTTTACTATTTCACCGGATAGCTTTTACTTGTCAGATTATTTCAAAAGGTATGTGCTATTACTTGGTACTGAAAAGTGGAAAAATTCAGGTGTAATAGCACACGCAGAGTTGACAAGTGCAACAGTGTCAAATCCGTCAGATAATCCGTTTACTTTAGTTTTTGATGATGATAGTTCTGGAAACGGTTTGACAGTGCAGGGAAATTTTGATAACGGCTCAAACTACGATAATACGACCGGAGAATTCACATTCCCATCTGATGTTACGGCCCCCGATGATATTAAGGTAAGATATAAAGTTAAATTTTCTGTAAATAACCCCGCGTATCTTAATGAAAATATGATTTATGTATTTACGATTATTCACACATATACCATTGCAATGATAACTTATGAGCGTGAAATCGTAGTACGCACATCAGGATATAACGTGTTTTTATCTCAGCACAATACAACTTTCACAGGAGAGGTAAATATTGATCTTCCTGCCGGTGAATACAAGGCAGGGGACAGTATTCGTTTCGTTGCCATCGTTTATTCTCAGTATGGACTAAATCAAATACTTCAGTTTTTGCCAGGATCTACCATGACAGTAGAGCTTGCCAACGAAACTGATATGCAGGTGGGTGACGTTATAAACATTAATAAGGCGATTCCAAAAATATCAAAGAAAGACTTTCTGAAAGCCTGCGCTCAAATGACATCCGCCATCCATGACGTGAATTTAGACAAAGAGTTCAGGGCAATATCATTCAACGACATTGTAAAGAATTATATCAATAGCCGCGACTGGACAACTAAGATGGATATGTCAAAGCCGCCAGAGCTTTCTTATCGCTATGGTAAGTATGGAAAAAACAACTGGGTAAATTATACGAAGGATGATACTGTACCGGAAGGATATGGGAATGACAAGTTTTTAATTTCAGATGAAACGCTCGTTGAAAAAGTGGAACTATTTACCCTTCAATTTGCAGCAAGTGAATCAGGAAACTATTTAGTAGGAAAGTTAATTCCAAAGACAAAAAAGTGGAGTGCTACCAACGAAGCAAGAACATTAAAGCCGCGTGTTTTGGCAGTAGATTGGGATTTGCTGTATTCTGATCCATATAATATCGACAATACATCTAATGCTTATACAGCTTATGTTGACGGTTCGCCATACACTCCGTGCTACTGTAATTTCGCTTATGGGCCTAATGGTATTCATGCAAGTACGCTTATTAGAGATAACTACTCAGGTCTTGTCAATACGCTCAACGGTTTTAAAATGGTCAGGGCTGATTTTATTTTAAGTGCAGATGATGTAGAGAATTTTGATTTCTCAATACCTGTATACTTAGATCAGTTCAATTCACACTTCTATGTAAATCAGATTGACGGATGGAGGGATAAATATACTCCGTGCAGCGTTACACTAATACGAATAAAGCCGTGAAGAAGTGGATAAAGCAAGCTATATCATTGCTCGGATTGTTTAAGAAAAAAAACAGAGAGCGCGTATCAGATAAAGAGTTTTATCGTCGGGCGATGATATGTGCAAAATGTCAATTCAGAACAAAAAATATTGCTGGTATCGGTGATTCATGTGGAACATTTCTTTTAACGACAGAAGAAACTTGCGGATGCAAACTAAGTTGGAAAATTCCTTTAGCAAACCAAAACTGTAAAAAGTGGGAGAAAAAATAAATTGGCAACAACGGTTGAAAAAATATTACTTCAGTTAGACCTTGACAAGAACAACGCTCTAAAGGGCATTGATGAAGCGACAAAAAAACTCACTTCATTAAAGCAGGAGCAGGAGAAAATAAATGCACAGCTAAAAGACCTTGAAGCGTCAGGTCAGAAAGGCTCTATTGCGTATAAGAATCTTACAGATAGTTTGATTCTGAATGTCAATGCACAAAAAGCGTTAAGTTCTGAACTAAAGACATACAATAAGCAGCTTGAATTAACCATTAAAGCCAACGAAGCAGAGGGGGGAAGTTTAGATCAGAAACGATCTGCGCTTAATGCTGCTAACCGTGCATATGCTCAGTATTCAGAGGAGCAAAAGAATACAGATAAGGTTGCCATTGAGCTTGGTCAAAGCATTGCAAAGATCACAGAGGAGCTAAAGGCAGAAGAAAAAGCACTTGGTGACAACCGTAGGAATGTAGGAAACTATCAGGGTGCGCTTGACAATCTGAAAGTAAAGCTGGATGAGCTGAATGGGTTGCGCGTTCAGGTGAATCAGGAAGGTTTTAAGCAGTCAGAGGAGTCGATTAAGGCTGTTGAAAATGATATACGCGGACTTGGCAAAGCGGCTATTGAACAGGCGGGATCATTAAGCGAGCTAAAGGACATCATGCGCACCTTTGCCAATGCTTCACTTACGGCAACCGGTGAGGCGAAAGAGGCATTTAAGCAACTGGCAGCAGAGGCCAGAACGCAGTTTGAAAATATTGGCAAGGAATTAAAAGTACTTGGGTCTTCAAGTAGCGGTTTTGTTGCGATTACACAGGGAGTTAAAACAGTCATATCATCATTTAATTTATTGGATCAGGCTTCACAGGCTTTCGGTGTAACCAATCAAACTTTACAGCAATCTATTCAAAGATCGGTCGAGGTAATTTCTGTTTTGAATTCATTGACTGAAATACAAGAGTCACTTGAAAAAGAATCCGCGCTTATTATAAAAGGTCGCGCCATTGCTCAAACAATATGGAATGGTGCTTTGACATTAAGCAATGGACTGCTAAGACTTTTTGGAATTAACATGGGGGCGGCCTCAACCGGGCTTCGTATTTTTTCAGGTGCTTTACTTGCAACGGGTATCGGTGCGGTGGTGGTATTGATCGGTCTTCTTATCTCAAACTTTGATAAAGTAAAAAAGACGGTTGCTGGAGTTACTGATGCAATTAGCAATACTAAAGGAGTACTTGGTGCAATCTTATTCCCAATCAAAGCCCTCATTGCGGTGGTAGAAACTGTTGGAGGTGCTTTAGGTAGATTACTTGGAATACTTGACTCGGCTGATACAGAGAAAGCAAAAGCTGCCATAAAAAACCAGGAGTTAATAATTGAAAAAACAAATCAGCGTTTTGAACACGAACAGAAACTACTTGAAGCGTCAGGAAGAAGTACAGAGGCCATTGAGCGAAAAAAATTACAGGCACAGGCCGACAACATAAAAAAGCAAATCGGAAACCTAATCAGATTGCAACAGGCAAATGATGAATTAACAACCGACGAGCAAAAGAACTTGGACGACTTAAAAGAGTCGTTAAGGAAAAACTATGAAGACAGGGCCGTACTGGATGCTAAGTATCTAAAATCACAGGAGGACTTAGGCAAGGAAATATCTAAGAGAAGGATCGCTCTGATTAAAGACGATAACGCGCGGGCTATTGCTGAGATAAACCGCAACTATGAAGATCAGAAAGCAGAGGCGGTAAAGAACGGTAAGGCAACTAATGAGTATTTAAAGCTGCTTGAAGACGAGAGAAACAAATCACTATCAGACCTTAGATCAAAAGGACTGGAAGAGTTAAACAATCAGCTATATGAACTTGCGTTAAAGAACGCGAAAGATACGGAGAAGGCAGAACTCGACGCGGTTCAAAGAGCAACAACAGAAAAACTTTCTGCGATTCGCGGGTATAGCGCAAAAGAAAATGAACTACGCGCTGCTTTAGTAGCTGATTCAGAACGTCAGCAAAATGAAATCCGGGCAAAGTATTCCGAAGAAGCCTTTCAGAAAAACATTAAGCAGGCACAGGATCAAATATCTGCACAGCTTGACATTGTTTTAAAAGGAAGTAAGGATGAACTTGACTTAAAGATTCGCCAACTTGAAATACAACGACAGGCAGAGGTAGCAGAGGCTGAAAAGAAGGGTATAGCCGTTGCGCTTGTCAATGAGAAATTTCGTCAGCAGGAACAGGAAGCGATTGACTCATTCAATGCAAATAAAGAAAAGGTTGCAAACGATGAATTTATAAAGTCGTTCACTGCTCAAATAGAGAGAATGGATCAGGCTGGACAGGCTACGTTTGAGCAGAAAATGGCCCTACTGAAGTATGAACATGATGCAGGTCTGATTTCTGAAGCAGATTACAACAAGGGGTTGGATGAATTAAACAGGCAACGAGTAGAAGACTATTCAAAAAGCATTGAACTCAGGGCGCAAATTACAACCTCAATTGTAGAGGGGCTGACTTCTCTTTCTGAAACATTCGCTACTCGCCAGAGCGCACTTGCTCAATTTACAAAAGCACTTGCTTTATTTCAAATTTCAATGGAGTCTGCTGTTGCCTTTGCATCACTTACAGCAAGTTCTGAAAAGGTGGCAGAGCAGGCGGCAGGTGTTTCAGGGCCATTTGCGGCAGTATTTGCGGTAGCTTATTACGCCTCCGGTGTAGCTCGTATTCTATCTAATATCGCAAAAGCAAAGCAATTGGTTCAAACAAATGCACCTAAAGCTCAATTCTATGAAGGAGGGTATACCGGTGACGGTGATCCGCGCGGGGTTTCTCACTCGCATAGTAATTCAAAGCGCACGGTTCATAACGGAGAATATGTTACGCCCAATTGGATGCTTGGAATACCTGCTATTGCAGCACTGTATAGAAATGTAATTGAGCCGATGCGGCTTGGAAGAAGGACAAACGGATATTATAGTGGGTATTTCAACGGAGGATTTACAGGATCTTCAAATCAGCCTGTGATTGTTCAGCAGGGAATGACGGCAGAAGAAGTAAGATCGGTAGTAAAAGATACGCTCACAGGGGTAACCATTCACGCATCAATAAAAGAAATCAGACAGGCTGATGCAGCCTTGACCAATAAAATAGCAATAGCCACACATTAAGCCTATGAGAAATCACCCTGAAGTGATTACAGTATTAAACGACCTTGAACAGAAAGGGCAGCTAAAAGAATTAAGACGGCTTCGCATCATTGACTCGCATACGCTTTACGATGCTGAAGTATATTGGCTTGTCGATGCTGAAATGGTTCAGGGACATAAAAAGTCAACTGCAATCACTTTGGTAAGCGAAAAACTTAGGGTCAGTGAAAACGCTATCTACAAATCCCTGCAAAGAGTTAAGGTATCACTTACCAAGTGATTTGAATTCTATATCAGCAAGAGAGTCTGAAGCCGTTAAAATGCTTTCTGCTTGCTCAATAGAATATCCGGCATCAACAAGGCTCTGAACTTTCTTGAATTTGTCTTCAATCTTAGCTGAGTCTTTTTTATACTGAGTCATTGAATCATCTTTTTTTGCCTTTGGATTGCATGAAGCCAATAGCAGTAACAGGAGTAGTTTTTTCATAGCCGTAATATACTTACTGTAAAAAGTTATACAAAATTTATTTTGATGCTGATTGAAATTTGTAAGCGTGAAAATAGCCCATTTTTACGCTTACGGCTCGATTGGACAGGCTGACCCTTATTTCAAGGTGTTCACAGGCTCTGAAGACCCAGTAATTTCAGCGCAGAAAGTTTCTGAATTCCTTCAATCCCTATCCTCTGATGTAACGGATATTCATGTTCACATCAATTCAAACGGAGGTCAGGTATCTGAGGGATTTGCTATTTATGACCTGCTTACAAATTCAGGAAAGACCATCACAACTATTGGCGAAGGCTCTGTAAAGAGTATTGCTACTGTTGTTTTTTTATCAGGCACAGAAAGAGAGCTACTGCCAAACGCTGAGTTTTTAATTCACAACCCGTGGATTGATCCTTTCAATCTTCCAAGCTCTCAATTAACAGCAGAAGACTTACAAAACATTGCCGATGAAATGAAATCGGCAGAGGATAAAATGAGTCAGTTCTATGCTGATAAGACAGGTACGGATATTTCCTCAATTCAGGATTTAATGAAAGAGGATAAAAATATCACTGCTGATAAAGCACTCGAACTAAAGTTCGCAACCAAGATTTTAACACCGGTGAAGGCGTTCGCTTTTGCCATTCCAACAAAAAATAAGGAAGAAAATAAGATGAGTAAAGCAATTGACGCTATCAACGCGAAGGTTGATAAAATTTTCGGATTTCTGAAAATTAAAGCAGATACAACACAGGCTTCAGGTTCTACCATCACCTCAAATGATGGTACGACATACAACACCGATAACGAAACTGTTGATGTTGGCACTAAGGTGACTAATGCCGATGGCACTCCCGCTTCTGATATGACAATCACGCTTGCCGATGGCACTGTGGTAGTCACAGACTCAAACGGAGTTGTGACATCTGTTACCGCGCCTTCAGCCAGTGCTGAGACAGACGTTGCAAAACTTCAGGCGCAGGTAGCTGACCTCACTAAGAAAAACGAAGAACTCACCGCGCAGCTTCAGGCGAATGAAACAAAGTTTGCTGAAACTGAAAGGAAGATTGATCTGATCGCTAAAAGCATCGGAAGCACTCATGTAGTAGCAGCAGGAAAGACTGTATTCAACTCTACTAAGAAAACAGACGAACCGGTGAACCGCGTGAAAGAATATCAGGAAAAATTGAAAGAAAAAAACAACCAAAAATAAAACTCAAAAGGAGACCTTATAAATGGCAATGACCAATTTTGGCAGCGTAGATTTTAACGGCGAAGAAGTCCGTGCGCTTGCCGACATAATCAAACAAAAAACATTTGAGGCTTTACCCCTCAACACAATTCACACAGTACTCGACAACATCGTAGCTGAAAAGCAAGTTGTCTATGCCGGTCTTTTGTCAAAGATCACCAAGCTCGACGCGGGTTGTGGAACAGGTAACACCTCGAAGGCTATCACCTTTACACAAAAGAAATGGTCGCCAAAGCAGGTAAAAGTATGGCTTCAGATGTGTGGCTCTGAGTTTGAAACAAACTTGGGCGTATATCTTAAGACCAATAAAATGGATATGGATGATTTAACAGCCGGTGGTCTTGCCGACTTCATTGCTTCATTCATTACCCCTGCAATGGTAGAAGATATTTACCGTATTGCATGGTTCAACGATACTACTCACACCGTAGCCGGCGCAGGTTCAGGAACTGAGCTTTTGACCTCAGGAACGTCGCTTACTGATTACACAATCATCGACGGTCTTTGGACTCAAATTGATGACATCGTAACTGCTGACTCAACAAAGAAAACGACAATTACAGCCAACGGTTCTGCATCAAAATCGCTTCAGTATTCTGACTTGACTGCTCAAAATGCTGCGGATATTTTCAAGAACATCCAAACGGATGCTGACGCTCGTTTACAGGCATCAGCAGATAAAGTGATTCTTTCAACTCGCACACTTGCTAACCGCTATCTGGATTTCCTTGAAAGCAAAGCAAACGATGCTTCATTTGTGAAAAACGAAGCCGGTCAGGATGTAATCAAACGCAGAGGTACAGAAATTATCATCATTGACTCTTGGGAGCGTACAATCAAAGCAGACTTTGACAACGGTACTACTTACCATAAGCCTCACCGCGCTTTGATGACAACCAAATCAAACATTCAGCTCGCACTTACCGGAAGTTTCGTTGATCCTGAAATCTGGTATTCAAAAGATACAGAAAAGAACAACTTCCGTTCTAAATACAAAGTTGATGCGAAGATCGCTGAAGACTACATGATTCAAGTTGCTTACTAATTAAAGGAAAGGGAAAACTAAATGAGTTGCTCAACAGAAATTTCAAACGAACTTGCCTTTAATTGTGCCAATGCACCGGTGGCGGGTACTGAGGTAGACATCTACCTCGCTAACCGCGATGACATCGACTCCTACACTTTGAACGGAACGAATCCGCTAATCATTGAAGGTATTACAATGAAGGCAGGTAAATTCTTGTACAAATACACAGGAAGCAAGAACGCCTGGGATCCATCGGCTTCAATGAATAAGGGTAAATATCTGAACAACTTCGTTCATGTAATGGACGGAGTACTCGGAGTAAACAGCCCAACCGATAAACAGGAGCTTGAAAACCTATGCAAGTCGAATGTAGTTGCATTCGTCGAAAACAAAAAGAAGGGTTCAACAGGTAACGAGGCTTTTGAAGCCTATGGAGTAGATGTGGGTCTTGAAATGGAAACTTTTGAAAGAAAGTTGTCCGATTCAGAAACACAAGGCTCTTACAAGTTTCAAATGAAGTCACCGGCAGATCAGTTTGAAAGCCATCTTCCTAAGACGGTATTCATTACAAGTCTGGCTGCTACCCGCGCAATGCTTGAAGCTCTGCGTCCGTAATTCCAATTTTCAGCATACATCCAGAAGGGGCGGGTTAATAGCCCGCCTTTTTTTGTTAAACCACACAAACGACAATGGAATCAATAATTGAAGCAAAAAAAAGAATCATCTCTTACGGCCTTTCGGCCATTAAAAAAAGCCCTGAATTATTCGTAGAATTCGACGAAGTGTTCAGAATGATTAACAACGGTGAATCGTGTGGATGCGAAGGAGAGGTGGAGAGTGTTTTTCATCAATGGCAGCAAGACATCGAAAGGGCAGAGATGCAGGAAGAGCTTAAGAAAAACCCTGTTCGCTATCAGCTTCACGTCAACCGTATTTTCTATGTAATAGAGGAAAGGGGCGAGGCGTATTCAGTTCACAATATGACTGATGAAAAGGCTGTTGAGCTTCTTGCTGCAAATGAAAACAGGGTGGGTTGGTTCAGTACGTTGCCAGACAATTGGAGAGAAGAGGTTGGTAGTTTTTTAGCAAAGAAAAACGCAGGGACATCAGAGATCAAATCTGATAGCATAACACCGGATGGCATTGATATTCTTAACCAAGTCAACAGGCAAGAAGAACCAACCAAAAAAAGCAAGAAAAAAAATAAGTGAAAACGAGCGTTGTAAAAATACCAAGCAGAATATCACTTCCACCTGATAAACAGACTGGAATCATTTGCTATGACGCTTCCAATCAATACCCTCAACTTATTGAGAGGCTGAATGACTCATCAGGAAGAAGCAAGTCCTGTGTTGACACGTTTGCAAAGTTCATGTCCGGTGACGGCTTTGCTGATCCTGCTTTTGCAAAAAGCGTTGTTGGGGCTAATGGTCTTATTGCCGACAAGCTACTTCGTCATATCGCTAAATCTTTAGCATTATACAGAGGCTTTGCGCTTCATATCAACTTCAATCTACTCGGTGAAATCACTGAAATAAATCCGACTCCGTTTAAAGAGTGGAGGCTTTCTGCAGATGATGAAGGTAACTACACTAAGAAGTTAAAGCATTATACAGACTGGGGTAAGGAATCCTATCAGAGAATAAGGAAAGATTTGATCGTAGAGTATGATGAATTTAATCCCTCAAAGGCTGTTGAGCAAATTACTGAAGCAGGGGGTATTCAGAACTACAAAGGTCAGGTTTATTATTTCTCTTTGGATGGGTACGCAAAATATCCAAAGGCTACTATTGATCCGGTTATTGAAGATGTGGCCTCTGATGCTTTCGCAAAGGAATTTCGACTGAATAACCTTTCTACCAACTTTCTTGCTTTCTACTTCCTTGTTACAGGTAAATGTGAGGATGATAGTGAGCGTGATACTTATAAAAAAATGATTGCACAGTTTCAAGGTGCTGATAAGGCCGGAAGGATTATTCACGTTGAAAAGGAAAATGATACTGACACATTCGATTTGAAAAAGGCAGACATTCAGGACGTAGATGGGCTATTTGAACTTACAGAAAAGTCTGTAATGGATGGAATACGCAGACCTTTTAAAATACCGCCAGTCCTGCTTGGGGATCAGGTTCCAGGCAAATTAGGCACAACACAACAGGAGCTTACTGACGCAATTAACGCATACAATTGGTTTACACTCGACGATAGAAATTTGATTGTAGAGGAGGTTTCTAAGCTGATGCAATACTATTTCATGCCTGTTAATCCATCAGGAAACTATTCAATTAAACCGCTTCAGGCAACATTAACAACGGGGGCTTAACATGGCATATACATATCTTATAACCCGTTCAGACTTCGATGATGAAACCTTCGAGCTTGGAAACATTTCAGATTCACGGCTAAATGTAGCTATTCAGGAGGCGCAGGATTCAGATTTAAAGCAGATGCTTGGTTATGCCATGTATTACGATATGCTTAAAAATCATTCAGCAACTAAATATACCGATCTGCTGAATGGTAAAGAGTACACGGATGTAAATGGATATACCGTTGAATTCAGGGGTTTGAAATACGCTCTGCTTTACTGGACGTATGCAAGAATATTAAATGCAAATCAGATAACGCTGACAAGTCACGGAGTGGTTCAGAAGCGTTCTGATTATTCGGATCAGGTTGATCTAAAAGCCATATCTAACGCGGTAAATGATAAGCGTTCATTCGCTTTAGTGTACTGGCAGGAGGTTGAAAGATACATCAACAGTAATCTAACCACATATACGCTCTGGAATGTTACCAGAAAAGAATTTCAAAAAACACAAATCAGAATAAATGTTATTGGAGGCTGTTCATCTGATGAAGGTGAATACTGCAATGACAAAAACATAAAATAAGGAGAAAAAAAATGCAATTCACCAACGATGAGTTGAACGCAATGATAAAAATGGTTGAAACAATTACCGGACGTACATATAGTGGGTTCAATATTGTCAGACTTAATAGAACAGAGATCAATGCTATTGACGGTACAGATCAGAACGTGATGTATTGCGGAAAGGTGTGTCATGCAGGAACATCAACTGCCACTGTTTTGAAATCCCGTGTTTCTTCAACCGATACCACGCAGTACGATACAACAGATGCGGTTGCTTCCGGCCCCGTTGTTGGAACTTCACCATACGTTGTTTTCAATAAAGCCACGACCGTCCCGAGCAGGATTGGTTCGATTTATTTTGTTGGTTACAAATTCTCATTGAAATAAAATGGAAGATAACTCCGAAGATTTGAAAATAATTTTCTCAGGAACTCCTCCTGAATTCAATTTACTAACTGAGTCAGGAAACGATCTTACTACTGAGTCAGGAAACGATTTAATCATAGAATAGAATAGAAATGGCAAAAACTAAAATATCAGAACTTTCTGACTCATCCACCCTCGACGGTACAGA